GCTGTGTTGCATTATCTGGTTCACCCATTATGCTTAACAAGTTATGACCCAAGGTTATGCTTTCGTTGTGCCAGACACTTGAACCATCGGGTCCTCTGTGTTTACATATATCTATAAATTGATTTATAAATTTTGGATTGTGTTCGGTTATACCGTATATACCACACATTACATTCCTAACTTTTCTTTGAATCTTTTGAATACTGTGCCGTCTCTAATTTCTTTTTCACTCCACAATTTGTATCCAAGGTCATACAACCATTGTGTTCTATCAGGATATTCTGGAGTTTCGATATTGTTTAAATCTTTGTTTGCTACTGGCCAACTGAGTGCAAGATCCGAAGTGTTAAAGGTTGGAATTCCACGAACACACGAGTCAACACCGGCAGTGGAATTGTGCGTAACAACAGCATGGCAGTTTGATATTGCTTCTTGGAAATGGAATCTATAGTGCTTTTTCTCATCTCCTTGAAAATATTTTTGACCAATGTGTACTTCTACATCTTCGGGCAATTCGCTCATTCGTTCTTCTATGTTGACAACATGATTAGGGTGTGGCCTCACGATAAATTTTCTATCTGTTATGGGTCTTAATTTTTCATACACCCCATGAAACCATTCTATGGGGTCGAGACCGTCCATGCTCCAGTTGTCCTTGGGTTGTAGCACGAACATGATAGGATCCTCTTGATCGGACTTCCGCCATGGTTCACTTTTAATATTCCATCTGGCTTTTGCGGCCTCCCAACGGTCAGGAGGACTATTGTTAGATAGGAAGTCGCCGTTGTTCATAGGTGAGAATAAGGATACCCGCCAGTGATGGTTTGGCCCGTGAACGTTACCAAAACTTGAAAGCAACCCTCCATCAAATGTTATTATCTTGATCCCTTTTTTCTTTGCACGTTCAACTAGATCTCGTCTACGACCTTTGGTGTGATGTCTTTGATTAGTTCCGCCATACCCAAACATACAGCCAATCGGCGCTGTTGGTTCCATCTCATCTTTCTGCCATGGTCCTGTCATGTTCTCGTTTACAATAATAGGCTCGTCTCTGCATGCCCTTATTCCTTCTGCCATGTATTCCAATAAGTCCCAACTGGCACCTCTACGCCTGTCTTTTACTGTTCTTCGGAATATCTCAACTTTCATCTAGTATCCTCCATGCATAACCGTTTCTCATCTCTTCTGCTGTAAACTGACCGTAGGCCATTGAATGGTATAAAGGTTCTCTCTCGGCGTATTTAGGGGTCTCTATTTTAGTAAAATCAGTTTCTGATATAGGTGCACACGCATTGTGTTGATCTGTGAAGCACGGTATGCCTCGTGTGGTTGCCTCTAATGATATATTTGAATTGTAGGTTACTATTGCGTATGCGTCATCCCAGTCAATTGGTCCACTGGGTTTTTGCTTGTCGTTTCCTGCAACGAAATAACCGCCGTTTGTGTCCACTCCAATCAGTGGATTGTATCCTTTAGTTTTTACAATAATCGGTCTGTCAGTATTTTCTTTAAGCGTTTTCAGTGTAGTATCAAGCCAGTTGTGTACTCCACGAAATTCCTTTATAGCATTAGATGGTGGGCATACGATTATATTTTTTCCATCCTTTTTCCATGGTTTAATTGGCCATGGGAATGATTTTTTGAATCTATCATCTGGACGGTCCTCCTGCCAGTTTTTAAGGAAATTGTTTTTTACAATCTTCATGTAGTACGGATTGTTTCTAGTTTCTCCCCAGTACGGTCTGTCTATGTAGTTGAAATCTATATTATTTTTTTCAGCCCATCTGTATACAAGATGTGTGCCACGTAGTAGACCAAGTAAGACTGCTTTGGTGCAGTCCTTTTTTGTTATAATTTCTAGTGGTGATAATTTTTTACAATTTGGAAGTCCTGCAACTGCCCAATCTATGTATTTTTCAGTAAGTTTTCTGTTTGTAGAACTAACGTAAATCATGAGACAAACGCCTTATATCTTCTTTGACCATAAAAGCAATCATGTCTTTAAATTCTGTTTTAGGTTCCCAACCTAATTTTTCTTTTGCTTTAGCGTATGATCCGTGAAGTGCAAATACCTCTGCTGGACGTTTGTAACGAGGATCTGATTCAACGTATTGTTCCCAATCATCTATTTCTGCGGTCCTGAAAGCAGTGGTCAATAATTCACTTATACTGTGTTGTATGGCCGTGCAAACCACATAGTCACTTGGTTCTTTTTGTTGCACCATCATGTGCATGGCCTTAACGAAGTCACCAGCAAATCCCCAGTCTCTTTTTGCTTCTAAATTTCCTAACGTAATTTTTTTTTTGAGTCCTAATTTAATTCTTGCAACACCGTCTGAAACTTTTCTTGTTACAAATTCTTTACCTCTGATAGGAGATTCATGATTAAACAATATACCATTTGATGCGTGTACACTATAACTTTCTCTGAAGTTTACAGTCATCCAATAGGCACAAAGTTTTGAAATCCCATATGGAGAACGTGGATGGAAAGGAGTCTTTTCATTTTGCACTCCCTCATCATTAGCGTTTCCGTAAAGTTCACTGGTACTTGCCTGGTAGAATCTTGTTTGTGGATTTTGATTCACTATTGCATTTAGTATGTTCAACACACCCATTGCATTTACTTCTGTTGTGGACTTGTTTAAATCCCAACTTGACCCAACGAAACTTTGTGCGGCAAGATTGTAAAATTCATGTGGCCTGATTGATCTCATTAGATGATTCATATTTGCGTCATCGGTGATGTCACCTGTGATCAAATCTACATCATTTTCTATTCCTAGATATTCTAGATTTGAGAAATTTGGATTGCTATATCTCTTTACCAACCCATACACTTTATAGTCTTTCTCCAACAAGTATTTTGCTAGGTAAGGACCGTCTTGTCCTGTCATTCCTGAGATGAAAGCAATTTTTTTCATTTATAGTAATTATAGTCTTTTTTACGCAGGTGGAATATTTTTCCAATATTCTACATCATGAAGTTGTCGGAGATCATTCTTGGCGCTGGTGCCTCTTGTTTTACGATTACCTTTCATGTGATCCATGTATAAACCAAGTTCACTGTTTATAAAAACGTGATGTCCTCTAACACCTTTCCAACGTCCTATGTCGTTGACTTTTATGTGTTTTACTTTCCGGTATATTTTTGTAAGGTGCCAAAACACGTAACTGTCATGCCATTCTAAAATCTTGAATACATCGTCGGTCACATACAATCGCTCCCAGTCATCTATGAAATTCTGTATTTCTGGATGGTTACAATTATAGCCAACGAATCCACATTCTGGATACTTTCCACCATCTCCCAACTTTGGATTTTCCCTACCAAGATATGTGACCATGGTGTCTTTTGGTAGTAGATCCTCAAAAAACTTCACAGGCACTGGTCTAAATGAAAAGGTGTCAGCGTCTATCCAAACGACATAGTCATATCCTTTCGAATTACGAAGTCCGTTTACAACACAAAAGACTTTGTTAGAAAAACGTACCGCATTCCATAAAAAAGATTCTTTATTTTTATCAGCACCACCAAGTGTCTGTAATTCTGCTAACCTACGAACACCGTTCTCTTTTGTTTGTAATTTGCCATGTGCCACAGGATCATCTCTGTGTCTCTGCTTGAATGCAGTGAGTTCAGGTTCTGCATTGTTGAGATCAATCCATTCAATCCTTTGATACTTGCATTCTGGTTTTGGCTCCTCTGCATAGACAACCAGATCAATTTCTTTTGGAAATTGTTCCGCCATGGACTCTATACCTTTTTTTGCATATTGATTCCAACAGCCAGGTTTGTATGATGTTATAACTTTAATTTTCATCGTCAATCGAGATATTTAAGCAAGTCTGGTATATCAATTTTAAAATTTATTAGATCACTGATCCTTTTAATACCTTCGGGTTTTTTGCCATTTTCTAATTTTATTGGCACTGTGTCTGCCAGATATAGTTCATGTTTAAGGCCTAGGTGGTGTGAAAGTATTGGATACACTTTTTTGTGGATCATCTTAGTATCTTGTATCTCAATTACTTTTGTTCCAGATTTGCACCAAAGTAGATTTACTAATCCTGCGCCGTGGGCCGCAACAATGTGTGTTGCTTCAGCGAATGTTTTAATTTGTTCTTTTATTGTCATAGTTTCAAGGACAACTGTTTCCCAACCTTTTAATGCCAGCAACAGTTCATCCGAGTTTGTTAGTCTTCTTGATTTTGCTCCAGGACGCAGTACTACAATCTTTCGGTGTGGTTCTTTCTCCTCATAGCCATGTAGACCTTTGAAGTGCCTTAGCCACGGTGCTAGATGAGGAGTAAGCACTCCGTCTTTTGAATTACTAGCACTGGGCACTAGTAAGTGTTTAAACTGCCAAGTTTCGTTTTTTGGCATCACAAGCACTTTTATTTCTGGAAATAATTCCTCGATTACTCTTTTAAAATACTTGCTTTCGTTAGCCAACACGTAACAGTATTTTGTAAAATCAGTGGACCAACGCTTCTCCATTAATCTAAATTTAGATATCACATCTATCCATATGTGCCATGGATTGTTTGCACTCTCTTCGTCCACGGGTAGCCATACATAGTGATATTTCTCATGGAAGTGCTGACTAACAGGTGGTAACTCTGCCTTAACTTCATCTCCCCATTGCTTCCAAAGTTTGTGTGTTTTGTCTGGTTTGTTTTTACGTTGATCTGTGAGAGGCCAGATATAATTGGTAATTAATTTTTGTTGATAGGTAACAAGTAACGGACAACCATGTACTTTGCAATCATAAAATTCAGCAACAAAAGTTGGTAAACTTTCAAAATTTGTCTTTATATCTTTATGATAAGGTACACTATAATTGTAACTGTTGTCGACGGTTTCCCATTTTTCCGTGAAGTACTTGATTGAATCTATATTTTTCATGTTTGCATTTTGCCAATAATTACTTTATAATTATACTACTAAACAACAGCATGAGCAAATTATTATCAAACGGATGTAGTTTCCTAACAGAAAGAAACAAAGATGGCGTGGAAACATTTACCACACAGATCCTCGCAGACAATTACGGACTTGGTCTGATTAATTTGGCCATGGGTGGCAGGGGTAATACCAGGATTAGTTTTTCAACAAAGGTCTGGTGTGAACAGAATAATGACGAAAAGATTTTTGCAGTGATAGGATGGTCTAGTTCGATCAGGAACGATTACGTAACGGATGACGGATGGAAAAAAGGTCGTGTTCCAGGAACTGAGCTCACATGGAGAACATGGAAGACATTGGATAATGTAAGTTTCATACAAAAACATAAGGGGTGGGATATAGAAAACAACCTTACTATGAATTATCTTGATAATGTTTTTGACTTACAGAATTATTTTGAACGTAAACGGATACCTTACGTTATGTATAATTCTTTGCCTAACGATTTTGGTAATGGAACAGAAGACTTCAAGGTGATTAGAAATGCAATTAACATGGATAGATTTTTCAGTCCAGAAATAAGTCAACTTGAGTTTGTGGCAGACAAGAGGTTAATCGTCAGTCCACAAGATCCACACCCATCAGCAGAAGGACACATCCAGTGGGCAAAACAACTAAAAGATTTTATAGATGCTAACAATCTACGCACCATTTAGTAACAAAAAAAGCAAAGCATGGGAAGTTTTCAACGGCGTTGAAAAGTCGTGGCCCGAGCAGATAACCAAGTTAGACAATGCCGTAGAAACCGATCCAGTAAGCAACAGTATGTTTTGGGGATTCGTGGGCAACAACAGAGGAATGGTCAACGAGTTGGAAGCACGTAATCACAACTACTGGTTCACAGACACACCTTACTTTGGAAGATTTGATAACAATAACTTAAAACCTGACAATCATTACTGGCGTGTGTGCAAGAATGCCATACATGTACCTTATTTGAAGAATTGCAAGGCGGACAGATTTGAAAAGTTTGGAATGAAGATCAAAGCACCAAACTTTGCTGGCAAATATATTTTAGTTTGTCCAAGTTCCGCGGGCATTCACGACTACCTCAACAGACCAAATTGGACAAACGAAACAATAGAACAGATTAAAAGATACACGGACAGACCCATCAAACTTCGACACAAGCCTAGGGGCAGGGGTACATCGGGACCAAGTGAGGCAAAGATACCCCTATCCGAGGACTTAAAAGAAGCGTGGTGTGTTGTAACAAGTTGTTCAATATCGGCAGTGGAAGCCATGTGCGAAGGCATACCTGTGTTCTGTGACAACAAGAGTTTTGCTGTAGATGTAGGCAACGTAGAGTTATCTGATATCGAAAATCCATACTATGGCGGACCAGAACCATGGTTGTACAGTCTAGCATACCAACAGTTCACACCTGCAGAACTTGGCAACGGGACAGCAGTCGAGATTCTAATGGACAAAGGAATACTATGAAAATAGAGAAAGTGAATGGATTTTACGTACCAAAAAATGATTTGCATTTTGAGGAATGGAAAGCAGGAAAACCATTCACACAAAACAAATGTTTACTCAAATTTATAGAATACTGTGTTGATAAAAATAAAAAATTTAATCACATATTAGATATTGGTGCATGGGTTGGTACATGGAGCATGGCAATGAATAAATTTTGTGGCAGGGTAGTTGCGTTTGAGCCAGATAGTATACACTACCAATGCTTGGTTAAAAACGTCAGCGATGATATAGAAACACATCAATTGGCTGTAGGTTCAGAAGAAAAATTAATTTCATTATCGGAGGATAACTTTACGCAAAGTAAAAGAATTATAGGCGAAGGCAGTATCCCTATGACAACTATTGATAATCTTAAATTGGATGACGTTGATTTAATAAAGATCGATGTTGAGGGATATGAGATGGAAGTGTTGAAAGGTGCAAAAAAAACTTTAGAAAACGTGCAGTATATCATGATAGAATTGAACAATAATACTAAAAAATATGGTAGTAGTAATATTGCAATAGAAAAATATATCAACTCTTTAGGTTTTAAGGTGCTTATATCACATTGGCCAGATAAAGTTTTCTACCGTGCAAAGGCAAATTAAATACTTCGAATGAAAATTTTTATTACAGGTGTTGCAGGATTTTTAGGTTCACATCTAGCAGATCTGATGATATCACAAGGTCATACAGTGGCCGGCAATGACAACATGATAGGTGGGTATACCGACAATATCCCACAAGACGTAGAATTTCACCAAGTCGACTGTTGCAATTTAGAAAACATGACCAAGGCCATGGAAGGCTGTGATATAGTTTACCATACAGCCGCAACGGCATATGAAGGACTTTCTGTGTTCTCTCCAGTGCTTGTTACTAGAAATATTTTTGAAGCATCAGTAACAACAATTACAGCGGCAATAAGAAACAAAGTAAAACGTATAGTGTACTGTTCAAGCATGGCAAGATATGGACATCACGATGAAGTGCCGTACAAAGAAACTTACGAATGTCGCCCTCAAGATCCATATGGTATTGCAAAGAAGGCTGGAGAAGATGTGTTAAGAAATTTATGTGAAACACACGGGGTCGAGTATGTAATTGCTGTGCCACACAACATAGTTGGCCCAAGACAGAAGTACGATGATCCATTTAGGAATGTGATGTCAATCATGTTGAATAGAATGTTACAAGGCAAGCAACCAATAATATACGGAGATGGCGAACAAAAAAGATGTTTTAGTTACATAGATGATTGTCTGTATTGTTTGAACGCTCTTGCATTCAACGACAATGTTGTTGGTGAGGTTATTAACATTGGACCAGACGAAGAGCCAGTCACTATCAACCAACTTGCAGAAGCCTGTGCAAATGAAACAGGAGTAAATCTAGAGCCAATACATCATAAGGACAGACCTAAAGAAGTTAAACTAGCAACATGTTCTTCGGACAAAGCACGTAAGTTGTTGGACTACAACACGTCAACAAACATGCGACAATCAGTTAAAAAAACTGCAGAATATATTAGAACCAGAGGTACAAAAAAGTTCCAATACCATTTGCCTTTAGAAATTGTAAGCGACATAACTCCAGAGACCTGGAAGAACAAATTGATATGATCTCCTTTTGTTGCCCATCAAGGGGAAGGCCCGAACTTGCAAAAAGATTAGTTGATACCGCCACAGAAACACAAAAAGGCACTACCGAATTTTTATTCTATCTCAACGACGACGACGAAAAGTTAGAGCAATACAGAGACTTGCTGGATGAAAAATACTATACAGTCGGCCCAAATCAATCTACTTGTTACAGTTGGAATTTGATGTCTCACAAAGCAAACAACGATATTGTGATGCTGATGGGTGATGATGTGCAAGTCCAAACACAAGATTGGGATCAATTAATTGCAGACGAATTTAACAAATATGAGGATAAGATTCTGATGGTAGTACCCAGCGACGGCAGAGTCAAAGGCAATAAAAATTTAGGCACTGAAACAAAACTTTGGCCCGATGAACCTTTACCAGCGGCACATTTTGCCGTACATAAAAATTGGGTAGACACATTAGGATACCTAGCACCTCCTTTTTTTTGGCATTGGCATGTGGACACCTACACCCAGAAAGTTGCACGTAAGTTAAACAGATGCCTTTATATGCCAACAGTAACTTTCAAAGCGAAAAAAATTATAGATGATAACGCTGGCAAACAAATACGTCACAATCTTAATATTAATTTAAGGGATAATTTTGTTTGGGCAAATGTTAGGGACAGACATCTACAAGCAGATGTACAAGCATTAAAACAAAAAATTAATTAACCTGTGTAAAAACAATGTTTATTATTTTTCATGAGAAATAAATTTAACGTTATTCTCTGTTCTGTTTGATCACTTTCGTAACTGTGCCAGGTCTTGCCTTCCTGTCCACAAAATATAAAAGTACTATTAGGTTTCCATTCTGCTTCTTTAACAAAGAAATTTTCATTTTGTCCTGTATACATTTTAGTTCCAACATTTTTTTTTGGAGTGATGTAGGTAACACTGCTCCATATTTTTTCTAGGCCCTCTTGGTGTATGTGAAACTTCCACGGGAGTGGGGGAGTTACTGATATATGTGCATTCACACCCAAGTCTTGAAACCATCTGTGTTTAGGATACATGTCACACAATGTTTTTGCGTTGTCCAAAATATTCTTACTAATATCGTGTATTTGCTCGTAGAACGAAATGCCATACTCTTCAAATTGTTTTGCATGTATGTGAATATGTCTGTCTTTAGGTACCTTCAAACTTTCACACTGCTGTCTTAATTTATTGAATTCTTCTTGCGGTAATGTATCGTTGATAATTTGATGTGACCATGGATCGTTAATTGTTGTACTTTCGAGACAGTTATCTAAAAAATATTTGCCAATCATTACATATTTCCTATTCTATCAATTACGCTTTGTTGCCTGTTTAATAATTTTGATTCCATGTTATTTGTCCATTGTCCTATAAACTTGCCTCTAGAACAGGTGTTGCATATTAAGTTTTTTTTGCTTTCTGAGTATTCTTTTTCGTATATAGTGGTGTGTTCTTTTTGTAAATTATTCCATGCTTTTTCTATGCCAATTTCAAAAACGTTTCCGTAGTTTGTTTTTCCTTCTGCATCGTCACAACATAGCACTGTTTGGCCATCAACTAAAACTTCCATCTGTCGTAGTATACGTCCTCCACCCATTGCACATCCTTGCATATAATTTTTTTCATTTATTACAGCATCGTAAGGTTGAGTCCAATCTCCGTCACCATCTCCCATTCTATTTTCTACCCAATCTCTTTTTGACTTTACTTTACCTAGTATTGCATTTTGATATTCCGTGATAGTTGATCTACTTGCTATTGCAGATTGATTTTTATGTTTAATACCAATTCTAATTTTTTCTGAAAGTTTTGAATAATTGTCTTTAACAAAATTTAAACTTTCAAGTGTTTTGTTTTTTTTTATCTTCATAAACTCCCATAGTTCTTCTGCTGTGTGTCCTATCACACTCATGTGAATATTTCCTACAAGATGTATGTATTTGTTTAAAATTTCACACTGTTTTTTTGTAAAAGACACTCCATTAGTACACAATCCAACTTTAATTTTATACTGATCACAAAGTTCCATTATGTATTCTAGATTAGGTTGTACCAAAGGATCACTGTATCTCCATGGGGAGATTGCACAAGTATAATCTTTTACTTTATATTTCTTGATCAGAGACCCATAATCATGTAATAGCACACCTAATTGTTCTTTGGTCATTAGTTGGCCGTGATATGTTTTGTCCTCACTCAACGTAGTATATGGACAACAATAACATTTTGCATTACACAAGTTAATTGGTTCAAACGCAATTGATGTGGGTAATGGAATCTCCTTATACATTTTCTTTCACCATTATGTAATCTTGATTGAAAACTTTGTCGATGCCTTTACACGTGTACCCCCAAGATTCTAAGAGTTCTTGTGGGTGACTGTTGCCTCTGTTCTGTTCTATTACAACAACAGGGTTGTACTTTTTTATTGTTTGCTCTGAACCTTTTAGTGCTTTAAGTTCATATCCCTCGATGTCGTATTTGATAAATGTGACATTTTCAAAATTAAATGAGTCTATAGTCGCCATTGGCACTGTAACATTGCCGTTATCTTTAATCCTACCTACTTTATTGCTTGTTGTGAATGCTGTACCTTCTTTCTCTCCTATACCGCACACATGATAGGTAAATTTATTCATATCTATTACATTTTTTTCAAACATATTTTTCTTGTCTCTGAAATCAAAACAGTGTATATGTGTGAACTCTTTTTCCATTTCTCTTGCGAATCCACCTTCTCTACATCCAACGTCTATGCCGATTCCGTTTTCTTTTATGTAAGGTTTGGCCAATTGGAACGTATGGTTCCAGCCCTCAATCTTTTTAGGTATTTCGATTGGTAATCCTAAGAAGTTAGTTTTTGTTTGCATATTCTGTTAACCATTTCTCTAAAGCCGGACCATCCAACGGTTCCGGGGTAAGCCATTCTTGTACTCCGGCAGTCGATGCCCATTTGCCACTTGGCATCTGCCATGCATTGTGTTTCGGTTCTTCTGTGTGTCTGCCCACCATGTATCTTCTTGTGCCGGGTCCATATGGTTTTATTTCGGATTGAACTACAATTAAATCTAACTTGTCTATCCACTCTAGCATCCTAGTCTTATGATTCTTTTTTTCCATAACTATTGACAGTAGTTATCTGAATTTTCCTAGCAGATCTTCCCACTGATTATTTGTCATATCTATTTGTACCAATGGATGACGTATGTATTTTCTTTTTGTTAGAACAAGTTTGATGTTTTTTGATTTTGTGATTAAGAACGTGTTTGGTAGGTAAGTCAGTTGTTTATCATCTATATGCACATAGGATTGTGTGTTATCTGATCGTTCTTTGAAAAACCACAAACACATAATCTCCTTATTAAAATCTATTTTAGAAAAATCATCTTTGAACTCAAATCTCAGGCTGTATTTTGAATCAAAATCCTGCCAGGTCTTATGATTAAGGTTATTTTGGTTTTCGTATAATTTGTCGTATTCTACCTTGTCAAATACAGTCCGCGTGTAGATGTGTGCTACTGGATCTTCGAAGTAATGATTTGGTTTAAGTTTTTCCCAATTCATTATGAGCTGAACAAGTTGATAAGTTCTTTCTTCCAATCATCACTGTACTCACAATTTCTATAACCATCGAACCATGGTCCTCCTTCTGTGTAGTGTAATATTTTAGGGATACCATCCTTTGGCTCTTTGTACCAATCTACCAACCAGTTATATTCTAATGGCAAGGAACCAATTTCATTATCTTCTAACCAACTGAATCTGTGTAGGAATTTTGGAGACTCTTCGTTAAGTAAGTCCGGGGTCAAAATTTTGTTCTTCGGATGTTCACAGTTCCACAGTACCATACTGCTCCAGTTCTTTCTTGGATACACTGTTTGAGTTTGTCCGTCCATTTTAGTTGTTTCTTTTGGTGTATAATCATGTTGTACGACAACAACTGCTTTGCTTGGATCACAATATTTTATAAGTTCATGGCTTGGAATCTTCCAAAGGAAGTCACAATCACAAAACACTGCCCAGCCTTTGAAGTCATTTATATAGGGTACGAAGAACCTAGTGAATGTAAACTCTGTTGATGCCAACTTGTCTACTGGTCTAGTATACAGTCCTTGGTCTCGCATCTGTTTCTGTTTAAGGGGAATAACTTCTGCTGATGGATCTCTACGCTTGATACTGTGTTCACACACTTGGTATGCTATGTCTTCTCTGCTGTCGTGCCCTACGTAAACTTTCATTTTCTTCCTGAAACTATTTGGTGTATGTCTTTCCAATTACTTACACGTATAATGTCAGGATGATTTAACTCTTGATTGTATGGCTGGTCTATTAATATAGGCTTTAAACCGTATTTGAGCCCGGCTACAGCGTTCTTTGGCTTGTCCTCGACCCAATATAGTCCAGTATCATGGAACTCCGCCAAGGCACTGTCTTTGTCAGCACCCGTACCTAGGATATGGTAATTTGTGAATACATGATCACCAAAAAGTTCTCCCATTCTTTTTTTTCGTAATTGTTGTGCTGGTATATCTGACGTTTGAGATGTTATAGGAATAAATGTCCAACCTTCAGCAGACATCAACTTTACCCATGTCTGTGATTCCAACATAGGCCTTTGTGTTCCCATCCAAGCACTCCTATTGAATTCTCTGATTAGTTTCCTTATCTCGTCTTTCGTGACTCCAAAACGTTCAGCCATTTCGTATGTGTTCTGTTTGTCTGGAAGTAATCTGTGAGGATGATATCTTGCACCACGCTCGTCAAACAGTGTACGTTGCAACATCCATTTAGTGAAATGGTGTTCCCATTCCAAAAGTACACCGTCTACGTCTGTAAGTATTATTCTATTTGATGTCTGCATCTTCCATGCCTGCGACTCTCAGTTTAACAATGTTTGTAATCTGCCATTGTTTTTGATCCAGTCCTTTGGTGATGCCTAACCATTGATTCCTTATCAATGCAAAGTCGTTGATTATTTTGTCCATGTCAACGACATCGTCTTCGCCGTCTACATATTTCTCTGCATCTCTACTTGATAGTGCCCTGTTGTAGTTTTCTAAATATTTTCTAAAAGTTTTTGATCTTAATCTGCGTAATTCTATGTTTAGATATTCTAGGATTGCTTCCAGTTGTTGTAGTTGACTAAATCTTTCTTCCACTATTCCGGGCAATGATGCACTAGCTCTTTCTAAATTACCATATATCTTGCACTGTTTTTTGGCTTCTAGTAATTCTTTGTCAAAGTATGCTACGCAGTCTGGTATCTTATCTAGGTTCCTGCTAACTTCGTTGTACCAGTTTATCATTCATCAGCATCGCCGTATCCCATGTCATCAGATTCTTCATCCTCGAACACAGTATTAACGGCTTCCTCTAGTTTTGGGTCAAGCTCTGCAGATCCCCGGAGTACATCATGCTCTACACCTATGTCTTCTAGACTTTTAATGAAGTCAATAGCACAGTCTAGTTTCTGTCTTTCAGGAACATAGTGTATAATGGAGTTCCACAATCGTTCAATATCGGCGTGATCAAAGTCTATCATTATTTTTCTTTTTTAGTTTTCATTTTAGGTGTTACATCAACTTCAATAGGAGCGTCAGTATCTTCCTTTTCTGCGAAGTCTGTTTCTTCTTTAAAGTCTGCCATTAGCATATCTAATTTATCACCTATCCATTGTTTTCTGAAGTCAATATGTTCTTTACCTGTTTTATCAATGTATTTCAGTCTGTTTCCTTGTTGCACTAGCACACCTTTCTTCTCAAATAGGTCAACTAGTCCACTGTATGGATTCATTCCTGTTTCATATGGAATCTTAACTTGCACTGATTCAAAAGGTTTAGAGTATCTTGTTTTCATAACTTTACAAGCGGCTCTTATACCTCTTACATCTGTAACTTTGTTACCGTCTAGATCCTCTTTTAATTTAAGTTTCTTCATTGCAATAACAATAGAACTTGCATAGATAAATCCTTGTCCACCCGATATCTTATCATCTGGATCAAACATGTCCTGTGATGCATAAGTGTGATTGGTTGCTATAAGTCCTACGTTCCACGAACCAAACATATTAACACAGTTTCTTACAAGAGCCGTCAATGCCTTAGGTTTTCTACCTAGGTCACCTTTCATATCTCCTGCTTCAAACTGATTAACGTCAGTTGGTGTAAGCATCATACCTAAACTGTCTATAACAAATAGCACTTTAGGTGCACCTTCTTTGTCATCTGCATGTTGCTCTTTGTAACCTTTCATGAACTCTGAAATAGTTTTTGCTACATCGTCGATCATCGATATACTTAATTTTAAAAGTTTATCTTCTGATGTATCTACTTTCAATGCTTGTAACCATTTTTCATCTAGTGCATTCTCTGTATCAATCAAGATAACAAAGATGCCTTGGTCTTGTGCATTCTTAATAATGTTTCCTGACGCTATGTAACTCTTACCTGCTCCTGATTCTCCTGCAAGTACAGTTACCTTACCCAGTGGAATTCCTTTGTTGAAATCTCCAGTCATTAAATAATTTAATGCGTAATTTCCTGTGCTGATCCAATCTGTAGGATCGCTAAATCCTATACCTAACCCTTGTATAGATTTTGTGATACTCTTTCTAAATTTTGTTGCGTCAAATACTTTTGTCATTTTGTTTCCTTATAATACTATCCAAAGGATAATTGCCACAATCAACATCCATGCAGGTATTTGTTTGTACAAGATCCATTCAACAGCCTTTTGTATTTTCTTTTTCATGTTAATATATTACTACACAAGGCCCTGATAGTCAAGATCAAGGCCTTGGTAAATGTCAGATTATTTTGCTTGTCTTGATCTAATTAACTTCAAGATGTCCTCTGCTCTTTTGGCACTGTCGCCTGCCGGTGCCGCCGTTGCCGGAGCCGCCTCAGGTTGTGGTGCTGGTGCAGTTGCAGTTACAGGTGCCGCCGGAGCCGCCTCTGTTACTGGTGTTGCCGCCGGAGCCGATGCTGTTGGTACTGCTACCTGAGGTTTACCCTGGTAAGCCATACCCGCTGGTCTGAAGTATTGTCCATAAGCCTCAAGATCATAAGCCTCACCTTCCACAGATTTTGCAAATAATTCTGCAATTATTTTAACTTCTGCTTCGGTTGGTTCTTTTGGTCTGAAGTCTCCTAGGTTGTGTAACCCATGTGTTTCGATTGCGGCTCTCTCTGCCTCATCTAATGCACGTTCTCTTCTTGACCATTTTGATGTTGAGTAATCAGCATAACCACCTTTAGTAGTTTTGTTGATTCTAAAGTCTACACCTTTAACCAAATCAGTAGGCATTTCCTCCATTTCTGGATCCATCAATGCACTTCTAATGATGTTAAAGATCTGAGGTCCAATTATAAATCTTCTGATTGGATTCTCAGGTGTTGTGTCCTCTGCTAGTGGATTTGTTGTAACAAAACCTTGGAAAATATAACTTTTCTTTTTCCAATATTTTCTACCCATGTCCTCCATACTCTTATCTTTGAACCATGGTCTAACTTCCGTTAGTACTGGGCAAGTTTTGCCATACATCTCCATACAAGGTACTTGTACCTGCACGGGTCTAGAATCAGTTTGACCTTTTATACCTGCAAAAGGTAATTTGATCATGTTTCTTTCAGTCCAGAAAAATGTATTGTTTGTATCCTTATCGGGTAAGAATCTAACTACTGCTTCTGATCCTTCTGATATATTCCAATGTGGATAAATGGCGTTGTCTCCGCCTGTGTTGGAAGTGGAGCGATTCACTTCTTGAGATTTTAACTTCGCTCTTATTTCAGCCAATGATGCCATAATGTAAGCCTCCTTAATTGTGCCTATGTTTGTTTTAGTTTGCCTAAGTGTATATTAGACATATAGTACATAATATACAACTATATTTATCAGTTGTCTACTACTATTATTGGTAATGATGAGATTTTATTAGATATTTGCTAATTGCTTGATTCTATCTAGTTCTGTATTGATCTTTACTGCTTCTTCTTGATCTTTTGCTATCTCTTGCTCTTTGTCATCTGCTTCGTCATCAGGGTCTCTGATAACCATGTCTGGAGCGTTATCTTCTGGTGTGAAGAATTCTTCAAGTTGTAAGCCTGCCATTTCTATGGCATCTTTCAGTGTATACTCGTTGTCACCTACTTTGAATTTATCGCCTGCTTTCATGCCTGCCGCTTTGGCTTTTTGTACTGCTTGTGCAAACTGATTTCCTTCGTTTGTTTTGTCTGTGTATTTTGGATCACCTGCTTTCATCTTTTGGTATGCCGGTGAGCCTATCATTTTATCTGCTTTTGTTACGTCTAATTTTTTTTCTTTTTCTTCGTCCGGAGTTTTAAACATGCCTTTATTTGTTAAATCAATCGGCTTTGAATATTCGTTAACAGTTTCGTCAACCCATGATTCAAAGGCTTCTGTCTCTTTCGCTTTACCTTTGATGTCTTTCTTAGGATTGAAATCTGCTGGATCCATTCTCACTTGGTCTGTGTATCCTGGTTCTGATTGCATCTTCTTGTAGTCGTCAATATATCTTTTCGCTAACTGTACTGCGATCTTTTTATTCTTGATGTAGTCAGGTGTTGCTTTAAATGTTGCTGAATTTTCTTGTTCCATTTCATCTGCAACTCTAGAAGCAAAGTTTGCCACTCTGTCTTCCTCTCCTGATTTGGTTAACAGTCTAGACGCTATGTCTGATAGTATAGAACTTAACATTGTATTCTTGTTCGTGAATTTTGTAACTTTCAACATCTTGTCTGCTGAGTCATCTTTTCTTAATACTAGTTTGCTGTCTGGATCATTCAAGAAACTTTGTACGACTGCACCGTGATCTACTGGTGCTTGTACGGGTGCATCAATTGGTTCTGCATCTGGTTCTAATTCGTTCACTTGCTCTTCTTCTTTAGGTGCTTCAAGTTCGCTCATTATTCTGTTTATGATTGGTAGTGCATCTTCAACTCTGCTGTCTAGGTTAGTCATTGTGAACTTCTCTCTCATTTTGTTAACAGTCTCATCGTCTAGTACTTGTTCTTCTGATGTTTTGAAATCTTTACTTGCGTTTTCATAGTGTGCTTGGTTAGAAAGATTCTTCATGTAACCTCTTAGGTTCTCTAATTTTAATTTAGTCTGCTCAATAATATCACCTGCGTTGTCGTTTAACTGATCTTTGTTAGTAACATATCTTGAGAATGAATTTAATTTTGCTATGTCTTCTGATGTTGATACAATGTGTTCGCCAAACTCGTCATGTGGTCTGCCACCATTTGACACGTGCCTCATCATTGCTCTAGCACCTGCTAAATGGGTCAAAGGATATTTGAATCTTTCACCGTCCTCGTTTTCAATGTATAATGATTGTATCTGTCTTGATCTCGCTCCCGGCACAGTCTCATCAACTTTGCCTTTGTGTCTGATTATTAATTTTGTTTTGTTCAGATTCTCGTATGAACGTTTTGATGTGCCTGTTAGGCCTTCAGTTACCCCTGCTAATTTTGTTATTCTTGCTAGTTCTTCTGACATTTCATCAGTATTTACCGTTTTGTTCGTATCTGCAAGATTTTCATAGTCCTGCTTCGTTAGGTTGTTTTTAGTGATATCTCTGACATCAAACCTCATTTGATGCTCTACTGCGAAGTCTTTTAACTCCTTAAGGAACGCATACCATTCGTTTCTGCTGTCCTCGTCAATCTTGCTTACTAGATCCCTGTTGTAGTACACTTTCATGTTCTCACCATCTGCTAGACTTATGCTTACACTACCAAACGTGTCTGCATCTTCCTGGAATTCAAACTCAAAGAATACAGCACTGCTTGGATCGGCTGTAGCGGCACCACTCTCATCACCTAGTCTGATGTTTGAGAACTGTGATCTTATCTTGTTGAATAAATCTTCGGAGTTTTTAGGGTTCATATAGTGTATTTATTATCCTGTGAACGATCCAAATATGGGCATTGGTGTTATCTCACTGGATCTGTCTGTCCATTTCTCGAATATCTTAGGGTCAAAATCCGCCAACACTTTCATCATACGAGTCATTAACAAACACGAACTAACTAGGTCATCGTGTTGTCCCGGTTTTGCCTTGAAACTCATTCCACTTGCCACAAAGTCTTTCAGTTCTGATATCAGCAACTGTGAGTTGATCTTCATTTTATTGTTCTCCACAAGTTCTTTGAATTTTGTACATGCGTCTATCTTGTGTTTTGCTGTGGTATTAAACCCTCTTCTAAATTTTCTTCTATGTCCTTTCCTTATGGGCTCTGACAGGAACATGCCCATGATGTTTTCTTCTCCTATGTCCATAACCCTCAACAATGCCGCCTCTCCAATTGAGTTGTTCTCCATTGAATAGAATATCTGTGGTGTTGCTGTTGCATCTTTTTCCATGATTGCATCATGAAGATGTTTTGTGATTCCTTGCAGGATTCTTACTTGTTGATTCATAGGTGTTGTGTTGTGATGCCACTCTCCAACTTGATCGAATGTGGGCAATTCAAAAACTTGTATTGCGGCGTAGTCACCGCCCGTTCCCATGGCAGGGTCTAGCGAAACCATGTAGGTCATTCCTGGTGTTGGACGTTTGAACCAACGTACCTGTCCTGTTGTCTCCACAGGGGCCGCGGCCTCCATGTCTGCCAGATGAATACTGTCTATGAGTGTTTCGTCAAAGATCAAGAATTCACATTCGTGTTCCCTTCTAAATCTCTCATCACCAATCCTGGCCTTTTCCGCTTCCGCCCACTCTTGGTTCCTGTCTGGATGTTCCGACCAGTGTGCTTTCATGGCATAAAAACCATTGGTGCCTATTAGTTTGTCATTTCCGTACTCGTCAAATCGTTTGTTGGCCTCCTTCCAGATCAATGCAAACTGATCTTCATCCGAGTTGGGTGTGCTTGTGATCATGCACTTACCACCTGTACTCAACGTTGGTGACAGTGATGTCCAGAACTCTTTTGCTTTCTCTGGTGGTTGCACGAATGCAAACTCATCACAATAAATTAGCGTAAGTGACATACCCCGTCCTGTATTCTCAGTTGTTGTGGTAGCCATTATCTTAGAGCCGTTATCAAATTCTATACTGTTCCTATTGTACTGTGTTACGCCTGCTTTGATCCAACTGGGCAACATCTCATAAGCATAACGTACCCTTGACATAATGTCTGATGCTCCTGCGTATTTGTGTGCCGCAATTAGTATCTGTGAGTCTGGTCTAAACATTGCATACCAAATAAGGAAACCAGAGGCACAGGTAGTTTTTCCTGTTTGCCTGGGTAACATGGCAATTGAAAATCTGTGATCGTTGTAACTGTTGATCAATCTCTCTTGGTATGGGAATGGGTGAAACGGCATTGATCCTTTGACCGGGTGCTGTATCTTCATGAATGTTTTCATAAAGAACAAAGGTCCGGTTTTAGTGTCCATGCATTTCTCAAGTTGTTCTACTTGTGTCTTGCTGTACTTGTGTTTCTTGTGCGCCTTCTTGATCTGGTCGCTATCTAGTGATACATACGCCATAGTGTAGTATTTAACGCTGTGATGGTGCTTGGAAAAGTATTACTTTGCTTCTTTGTCTTTAATGGCTTTTTTCATTGGTTCTTTTTTATCGCCATCTTTGTCCATGTCCAAGAAGTCAGGTTTTGCCGCTTCTTGATATGCTGTTTTGAAACTTTCGTACTGTGTTCTAAGACTGTTTGCCAACTCTTCTTCGGTGATCTTGTCTTCTGCAGTCATTGGATTATCACCTGGTTCTGCTCTTGTGAAAGAACTTTTCTTTCTGTTTAATCCACCTGAGTGTTTGTTCACCAATGAATCAACATCCTGAACTTTTTCTTCAGGTTCGTTTGCAAATGTTTCTGCCGCTTTTTCTTCATCTGGTGCAGTCATCATGTCCCTCATCTTGGCCATTTGCATAGAGCCCATAGCATCGTCTTGATCCATGTCTGGCTGTGCGTGTGGTTCTGATTCTGGTTCTTGACTAATCATGTCTTGATCCACTTGTTGTACACCTGCAAGTTTTAAGATCTGCATCATCATTGACGCTTCTTGTGGACTGTCTGTTGAAATTTGAATTGCTTCTTTTACAGTTTCTTTTTTTTCTTCTTTGCCTGCTTTTTTGTCATGGTATGCTTTTAGTCCCGCTGGCATTTTGCCTTCAACTGCTTCTTCGGTTCCGTTTATGCTGTCCCAGAAACCTGCTAGACTCTCACCATGTTTTTTAATGAATTCTTCTCTAGACATTTTCTCTGCCTCGTCATGCAAGTAGTCTTTCATGCCACCTTCTG